GAGGTTGTTCCATTCAAATAAGCAATGGCTTTGATCGTGCAGGATTCAGCAGGGAAGAACGAAGCGCCATAAATTGAACCATTTGTAGTCGATGGCAACGTTCCGTCAGTTGTATATCTTATTGTAGCACCCAAAGTAGAGCAAGTGATAGTTATGCCATCGCTCTCGCTGATCGTTATCACTGGAGAGGCAACAGATATGCTCGGTGTTGTGCCTCCTCCTCCGCTGTCGCTTCCACCTCCACTACTACTTCCTCCAATACAATTCGATGCAAAAGATGCACCTACAAAAATCATTCTTTTTCCCATTATATTGAAACGATTGAAAATTTGTTTTTATTTGCCATAATAGCACATTGTTGAGCTAGGTAACAATTAGCTTCAGTTACACCCGTACAACCTACGGTCTCGACCATGTTCCAGGAACTTGTCCACGCATCAGTTGGTCTTGTTTGGTCATTAAGAACTGACAAGTGTGGATAGAACTTATCAAATAGCGCTTGGATAACTGCAAGGCTTGCGATATAGCATCCTATTCCATCTTGCAAATGTACTCCGTCACTATACCAAAGGTTGCCTCCCGTTCCTTGTGCCGCGAGCGTAGAGTTTTTGCGAGCATCGAAGATTGCCGTGCCATACGGGAAAACGATGGAAATAGGCTTCGTGTCATACATACTTTTGCAATTTGTAAGAACACTTGATGGCTGATCGGAAGTTGACCTTGTGTGATTGATATTCCATCCAAGCATAAAAGGCTTACTGCAATCAGCTTTTATAAGCGAAATTAAGTTTGCCACGGATGGATTGTAATTTGACAAAGTAACTGATTTCGATGAACTCTGCTGCAGCGTAATGATGTCCCACTCACAATATTTTACGCACTCTCGTATTGTCTTACCAGATGCACGTGTCCACGCGGTCATTGATCTGGTGTCGATATAATAAAAATAATGCTCGGTTGCGTTGTAATCGGTGACCTCTCTCTCTGTATAATTTGCGGCTCGATAACAGATACCTACTGAGATCGTGATACCATACGTTTTGAGGATCGGAGGAACATACATCCAAGAGTCGTTGGAGTAGGAGTTTCCGATGATAAGCACCTTCAAGTGAAGCGAAGAGGAGGTGGAGGATTGCGAGCTTCCGCTTCCGGTAATCTGTAAGTTTCCGCTCCCCAATATCGAGAGTCCATTGATGGTCTTGATATTCGTTCCGGAAACGAGTTTAGTCTGATACCCGGAGAGATCCGGACTGCTCGATGATGTTGGGATATTAGAGGAATCAAAGTTCTTGGTTTTTACATGACCATTGGAGAAACGCACCAATACGTTTCCGCTCTCATCCGAAAACTCCAGATCTCCGGAGGTTGTATTGGTTACGTTTACTGGATGCTTAGAGTTAGAAAGTGCATCTTTGATAATATCTATAACATCACCAAATAGGCTGCCGACTCTGGTAGCGGTGTTTTTTCCATCCTCAACCTCATTTTTGATCTGGTCGGCAAGAATTTTTAATACATCAATATCTTTAGCCATAATTACCCAATTTTGCGAATTATACACCCACCAGATGAAGCAGATCTTCCGCTATTTTCAATAATTAGCCCTGCTGATTTACAATACTCCAAGCACTCTTTTAAATATACCCTGCCGACCTCCATTGCCTCGTTGTAGGCAGATGATCTAGCCGCATCTGATATTCTTGAGGAGTACTGGCTATTCTTCTCGACAAAACCAAAACGAGTGCTTTCGATGTCTCCGCTCATTAAGGTTTTGACATAGACGAAATAGGAGATCGCCACCTTCAATCCGGAGAAAGAATGAAAGTGGTTATTCTTATCGGTATATTCACCGCCATCAAGGAGGATCTGGTAACGATCGTCATTTACGGAGTCGATACAACACAGATCGTGATACAACTTGTCTCCAAGAACCGGTTTGATCTGGGTCTGTTCGGCCTCGTTGATATATGCAATGAGTTTCTCTGGCTTGATATCTCCGATCGGCCTGCCAAGGGTTCTAACCTCCTCTGGGAAAAGAATGTTATTCATTGTTCTTAATTTCGTTGGTTATATTATTCTCGGTAATCTCTTGTTCAACTACCCACACCAGAGGTTGGATCTCAAAGTTATCTGTTAATGGAACAAGATCATCCGGAGTCCAATGCTCGAAGATCCTGGCAAATGCTCTGGAGATGGCTCTTCTCTCTGGGGAGACAAACGAGTTATATGATTTATAGGCATCCTTTAAGACCTCTCCACCAAAGCCTATCTTTCCGATCGATATCAGATACCATACCTCCTGCTGAAATGCTGAGTAGATCTTGGCAGAGATCCTCTCTGAGGTAGAATCAAACTCCTTATCAAAGTTAGTGCCTCGGAAATTGAGGAAGCTCGGCTTATCCTCCTCATTTTCGTAGGTTATATCCATGATGCTCGCTGCATTGGTATCGCCCAGAAAAGTATTGAGGTTTTCTCCAAACATCTCATCTCGCTCCTGCGAGTCGATCGGGTTGCCATCATCATCCATGCCGATCAGTGTACCCTTCTTATGGATCAGAGCTCCGGCGATCATGAAGTTATTTCTGGCATTGCGATAGAGCACATTATCGATTCCCTCATCTGTAGAGAGGGAGGTCACCACTTTATCATAGATCGGCTTCGGGTACTGGTAACGGCCATCCATACTAAACCAGAGGATCTGTCCGCAGTAATTTTCGATGCCTCCACTGAACTCGATCTGATTCATGACCACCTCTGGCCTGGGATTGAATGGGAAGAGTTTCTTGACCGTATTCTTATTGATCTTGATGGCCTTTCCATTGCGAGTCTTGAGTCCAGTCCAGTCTGGATGAAGGGCAATGTGCGATACATAGCCATTATCATCCTCCTCCTCGAGTCGGGTATCTTCGAAATGGATATGCTGTAGCTCACAAATCTTGCCCATAGCATCGTAATTCACATGGACTGCGAAGCCATGATACTTGCCCAGATCCAAAGCCACCAAATGGAGAATATCATCGATGGTATCTCCGAATCGATTACAGACAAACTGGCTGAACTCGGTCGAGTCAAATCCATTACCCTCGATGAATGTAACATAGCGATCTAAACAAGATCCTCCGATCGAAGATCCTCCGATGATCGATGTAATTCTCTGAGGGTACAAATTATCCTCACCATACCCCTGCAGATTTAGCTCTGAGAGATACTTGGTTGAAAATCGTTTGGGGGACTTTTTGAGATTATTTACATTCATGGTGAGTTATTTTTATTGGTTTGCCTTTTTTCTGCCTTTTTTTTGCGCTCCTTCGATCATTGCGGTCTGTATGGCCGATTGATCATCTTTGATATCGATCGTTGATCCTGGCGCAAATCTCGCGGAAATTCTCGCCTCCCAGTCCTCTGGGTATGCTTGGAAGAGCTTGATGCGCTCTGGGAACTCATGCAGCCAGTTTTCTGCCTTCTCCTCGGGCATCTCCAGAACGAAAAATTCTGAGGATCCGAAAGAAGAGGCTACGATCCCGGCCTTGAGAATATAAGGGGATTGCTTTGGCATTTCGGTGAGTGAGTTTAGTTTGTTACTGATACAAATATACGCATCTCGAAAGCAATCTTGGCATCCTGCCCTCTTTTGGAGTGGCTTGTTAAAGAGTCTCAGATGGAGTGCTTCGAGATATTCCTGCTCCATAGAAGAAAAGCCACTACGGAAGTGGCTTTTCATATTATTGAGAGTGGATCTAATCTCTTCGATCTCTGTCATACCTCAGATAGTTATGCGGTGAGAGCTGCGACTGCTGCCTCAGTTGCTGTGAGTGAGGTTGAATAGAAGAAGATACCAGAGCTTGGAGCGACCTCTTGCAGAGCGATCGACCAACCGCCTTCGGTATCCTCTGAGTATGGATCTCGGCTTCCCTCCGTCTGCTTAAGTCCGGCTTCGAAGCCGAATACCTCAAATGTAGCCTTCTCGTCAGATCCCTTGTACTTGTTCTTTAGGATCACCACGAAGCTACCGTTTGCCAACTGATCGATGATCTTATTTGAGCAGTCTGCCGAGTGATCATATACAACAAAGTTTACCTGCTTGGTGAACTTGTTGAGCATGGTACCTGCGGTGAATGCTACATTAGATCCAGTGAAAGGTGAGTTGCCCTGCTGATAGATCTTAAAACCCTTCTTTGAGCTCTTGAGAGCCAGATTCGAAAGGATATTGCCAGTGCGAGTGCAGGAATCGAAATCGATATCAGCACGATTGATGATCACACCATCGGCCTCCAGTCCACCAACTTGTGGATTCTCGCAATCTGGCTGAATTGCTGCTGCTAAAAGTTTATCACATGCTGCCATATCTGTAAGTTTTTGTCGTTAGTAAATGAAGAAGGGAAGGGAGTCGATCCCTCCCCCAACATTTTGGATCTTGCCCAGATTACATTGCGATCTGAACCAGATTATCCTCGGCTACCAGAGTATCGATGTTCGATGCTGCGTAGAGGTAGTTCTGACGATCAGTCTTATCGAACCACAGATCGAGGTCGGCAATCATCTTGCTATCCTCAGTACCGATGAGGAGGTTATCTGGATTAGCATAGACTACGCGGTGAGGATTGTTGAGCTTGGTACCATCATCCTCGTAGGTCTTGATATTGAGATCCCACTCATTGAATACGAGGATCTGGATGCCATCGAACTCAGAGATGCTGACACCACGAGAGACATTCTCGAATGGGATGGTGCTCTTATAGGTGTTATTGTAGTCCTTGCGGAGAGCCTGGAAGAAGCTGTTGGTCATCATCAGCTTGCCACCGTTATTAAAGATACGGCCATCGGCATCTGCGAGCATGGTCTCGATAATACCCACTGCCACACCTGCAGCATTGAGAGTGCTCTTCTGGAGGGCATAGGTGGTCTGAGAGTTGGCAGCGATAGCAGTGAGCTGAGCAGGCGATGCAGCAGCGATAGCAGCCAGACGGTTAAAGAGGCCGTTACACATCTTGAAGAGGTCTACATTGGTGCCTGCCTTGAGGACACCACCTGCTGACTGGAGCTTGGCATTCTTATCACCAAACCAGGCCATGCGCCAGAGTGCCTCGTCATAGGCGCGTGAGATGAGAGGCATAAGGATCTTCTCAATGATCTCGGTGTTGGTCATATCCTCGAGCTCAGTGCCCTTCTTGAGAGCATAGTCGGCTACGGTCTTGCGCCATGCGTCTGCACAGATCTTGAGAGGGATCGAGTAATCACCCATATTCCAAGACTTCTCGTAACCCTTTGGGGTGACGGTCTGGTAGGTTGGGGTGCATCCCCTGCCTGCGGTACCAATGGCATCGATAGAATCAATGAAGTCGAGTTTAGCACCGTCCTTCTGGCCAGTCTTGATATTGGCCACAGTCGAGAGCTCGCCAGTCTGCCATGCAGTGGTGAAGGCAAGTTCTGCAATAGTCTTGACTGCACCATTATCAGCAGTCAGAGCGGAAAAGTTGATCAAATTTGGCATATTGCGAAATTTTTAATTGTTAGTAATTTACTTGCGGATCTTGGCCAGAGCCTCTGCATGAGCCTTCTTCTGAGCCTCGATGTATGAGTCACCAAGTTTTTCCTCCTTTGGAGCAGGCTTCTCCACCTGCTTGGTGTTGCTCGCATTGAAGGTTGATCGAGCCTTGAGAGCCTTCTCGACTGCGGCCTTGCCGCCTGCATTGGCAACCAGTTCGAGAACACTCTTTGCCTCCTCGTCTGGCTGAGTCTCGGTGAGCTCCTTGATCTTCTGGTTATTGACGCCCTCCACTCTGTAGTCGGTGTCAAAGCTGGCCAGGGAGGCCTCGACCTTGACGGTCTCAGTGGAGTCCACGCACAGGTTGATGGTCTTCCCCTCGAGGCGCAGACGGTAGAAGTCCGGTGCCTCGGGGCGTGAGCCCTTGAAAGTGAAGCTGCCGTCAGAGGCGATCCTGACGGAATCCAGGATGACGGTACCGG